CGCCAATAATCGGTGGTTGTTCTTCAGCTCCTATTGCTAGGGCGAAGTCGGTTAGTGGTTCATGCTCTGCAAACAGACGCATGTAAGTATCTCGTACGAGGGTGGACAGTTTACACATATCAGTAGCTCTACATAGAACTGAATCATGTATTAAAGCTATTGGAAAGTTTGTTGACATTACTGACAAATGAAGCAAGGAAGCATCTAATGAATGAATTAAATTAGGTGCTGTTGCATTTTTGTGGTGTTTTAGATCAACACCTGTTTCAGCTCCAGCAATTGATATCCTCACTCTTCCCATTAACTGGGATTCAATGCTGCTCTTTTTTGTCTTCATAAGACGTTGCTTAACTTTAAAACCAGAAGGTGTTGTCCATTTGATTTCATCAGCTCCGTTTCGGATAGCTCTTGCTATTTCTACTTCTATCCATTTCATTACTCTCATTGCACCGGGCACAACTAAATCCATAGCTGCGCGTACTGCCTTTACGCATTGAGTGAGTTCGTCTTTATCTACATCGACACCTTTTTCTTTAAAGGCGTCCCTGATATATGACCTATTACTAAACGGTTTAGCATTGTAAGGTATGGTCATCACGCACCTTTTGGTCACTTTCCTGTCCCAGTAGGGTTTTAGCCTGTCAGGTATAGCCTCCACGCTCCTTGAAGCGATGGTTGCATAGGCGTCTTGGGGTTTGTTACTTCCAATAACATTTACCATGCGAGCAGTGGAGGCGTCCTTGGCGAGACCAGCGAGAATCTGAAGACCGCTACATGTAGCGTCTACTGCTACAGGTAAGTGAGTCATGTCTGTGTGTCCCATAATGAGACTGACATACTCATTTGCAGCAGCCAAAAATAACCATGGTTCGTCTGCATTTTCCCAGTCAGCAATATATTTAATAGGATCTTTAACTACTCTAAATACGAGATCTTGATTAGCTGGTATAGATACCCACTCTAATCTTTCTTGCATCGTAGCTTTATCTAATCCATACGTAGTTGCTAACTGGAACTTGATCCACTCCAAACCTTTTGGTGTTATCTTTGCACCTTCACTAAACAAAATTAAACTCTTTCCAAAGTCAGTATCTTGAGGTGTTAATAGGTTTGGTATTGGATAAGCCCTACCTCTGTAGTCGAAACTCCAAGGTATGTAATAATCCTTACCTTCAAACTCTCTTACTACGTCCATGGTCATTCTAGTTCTACAGGACTTACGTACTTCGGCTGCCTGCAACTCTCTAGCTATCTTTGCTTCTGTCTTCCACTGTCTCCATACCTCTTTATCAGCTTCCTCTGGAGGCTTGGGAGGTATCTCATGTTGCATTACAGGTCGAAATTTTCCTACGCTAATTCCTTTTTCTTCTAGCTCCTTTGCAACCCTTACTATAAAAGGGTTTAACTTATAAGAAACCTGTTGAATTTTATTAATGAACTCGTAAGGTATTTCTCCCTGTATTAGTGTGGGATCGCTCCTTCTAATTAATTGGTGGCATTTTGTTAAATCGTTTAGATAATATCCACCGTCCTGTAGAGCATGCCAATTGCGTGGAGGGATAAGCATAGGTTTAGCCAATGGACTAAATAGCTCCGCCATACGCATGATTTCGTCATGATGTTTAATTAATACTTCGGATGGTTTAAGTATTGAATATGTCTTTCTACCTTTAATATTTAAATCTCTCACAAACCAACCAGATACTTCACATAAGCAGTCGATTAAAAATAATCCAACCTTGATTTTAGTAGTCTTGTCCCAACCTACCCATGGTGATATCTGTTGTTTGTGCATCAGTGTTTGTATACACTTTCGTTTGTATTCTGTACCTCTACATTGATGCCAATAATTCTTTTTAAGTGTTGCTAATAAAGCTGGTGCCTCTCTTTCGTAGTATTCCATCTGGGCTTCGCCTTCACAGGCTGCACCAACAGACTGGGCAATGGCAGTTAATCCATGCTTTTTAGATACAGGAGAAAATACATGGTCGAAAACGACCTTGCAACATAACAAAGCTTGTACTGGTGAATCGCTTGGCAGGACATGCTTGTGAAATACTTGCAT